GTTCCAGTAGCACCAAGCGAATTTACTTGTAGTGAGCCTGTATTTTTAAAAGTAATAACGTTCATTATATATAATTGAATATATATTTTTATAGCCCTAAAAAATTGACTTTAAATAATTTCTATTGATTATCTAAAAATAAATGGATTCCATCGAAAATATAGTAATACATGAAACCGAAATGCATGAAAATCCTTCTAAAATTTCAGAAAATGTATCTCTCTATATAGGCGACGCGATCACTCTTCTTCCTAAACTATCCAAGGTCGATTTTATCTATATGGATCCGCCTTATGATACAAATCGTACATTTACTATGGATAGTAAGTCGGATTCTACTGGATTTCAGGATAAATGGGGAGAGAATGAATATGAAAAATGGTTATCTTCCTTCATTATACAAATAAAATCCGTATTATCTGAAAAAGGGACTCTGGTTCTCCATATTTCTTCCGAAAATAGTTTTATTATCGAGAAAATTTTAAGAGAGAATTTCAAAAATATTGAGAAAATATATTGGAAACGTTGTCATGGAAAAAATACAGTGAAAAATAAATTCGGGGCTGTGGTCGATATCTTATTCGTTGCCTATAATAATAAGCGGATTTTTAATAATATTCGAATTCATATAGAAGAAGATTCTGTATGGGCCTTTAAAAATAAAGACGATAGGGGTATGTATAGTCTAGGCGCATTAAAACACGATAAGACGAGAAAAGGTCATGAATTTACGATTCTAAAAGAGGGTATCGAATATAAAAGTCCCTATGGTTGGAAATTAAGTCAAGACGTTGTCGAGAGAATGATTTCGGAAAATCGTATTCATTTTGTTCCAAAATCGCATAATATGTATATTAAAGTGTATAAAGAGGAACATACGGGGAAACCTCTATCGAATTTATGGGATGATATTCATTCGATTACGCGGACGAATAAAGATCCGCGATTATATCCTACACAGAAACCGCAGAAATTATTAGAGAGATTACTTCTCATTTTCACAAACGAAGATAGTATTGTTTTAGACCCCGTTTGTGGTTCGGGTACGACAGGATTTGTTGCGGATAAATTGAATCGTAAATGTATTATGATCGACCAAAATTCAGAAGTATTACCTATTATCCAAAATAGATTCCAACAAAAAATATATAATATTTGATGGATTTTATTGGGTTTATAGTCGGATTTTTATTTTGGAGGATTTTTACAGTTTTTTTATATCTTTACAATATTTACGGAATTTCTGAATAGCTCTCTCGGACGATTTCCGGCAATTCCATCGTCGATTATATTCTTCGAAATATTCTAGTAGTTCTTCGTCGGTTTTTCCATATAATTCGGTTTGTTCTCTCAAAATAGCATTTCTTAATCTGCTTTCTAACATATGAATATCTATATTTTCTGTTTGACCATTCAATAATATGGGTCGCCAACGTTCTGAAAGTAGTAGTGGATTAATCTCATGAACCGTCTTAAACTGGATCGTACTGGATTTTTCTAGATTCTCTCTCGCAGATAGCAGTTGATGATTAATTTCTTCATTACTACCCCCACATGCGAGTGGAAAGATATGATCGTCGTGTTGGTCATCTCCTAGTTTCTTATATTTAAAATTCCCATCGGGACGATAAATAATCCAGCGATCGCCTACTGATTCCCCATAGGTTCTACTACAATCATTACAAATATTATGTAAGCCACATTCCATTCCTGGAGAGAGTTTGAAATTCGTTTCTACTGGTTTTTCTGTTTTACAAATACTGCATTTATGCGTATCTTTCCCATATTTTTGTTTATATGTTTCGTATCCCCCCGTATTTTCCTCGCGCGACATATCGAGTCTAACTCTACGTCTGCGTTTTGAGCATGTTTTACAAAACCCTTGTAGACCTGTGCCTTTGATTTGTATCTTACCGTCGGAATCGATGGAAACGCTGTGTAATTCATAATCGCGTATAGGAATCGGGTTGGGTCCTTCATGTTTTACGCCAGTTTTCGATCCTTTTATATGTCCAAAATTACATGCTAATGTAGGACCGATTTTTCTCTCGATTTCTTTATAAATTTCCTCATGGTGATGCGTATTATTATGCCCTAGAGTTTCGCTTACTGTACGTTGTTTTAACATTATATGGATACCGGCTAATGTATGATAATAATTTCATAGATTTGCATTTCGATTTTATATGGTTGACTTTTTATGTATTTCAGTAAAGGGACATGTATCAAATATTGATATTTAGTATAAACTCTAAATAAAGTATTATTATATATAAATGAGTGATCCAGAATTGTTATCCAAAAAAAGAGGGCGTCTTTCAGACGAAGAATCAGACGAAGAATGGTATGAAAAATTTAAGAAAACCCGTATGGGTTACGAAATACTTGGATATAAAGAGCGTCTGGATGCGTTGGACAAGGCGGAGAAGGAGGCAGCGATAAAGGCAGAGAAGCAAAAAAAGGAGGATTTGGCGAAGAAGGAGGCGAAAAAGGCAGCTGACCTTGCGAAATGGAGAGAAGATATAAAAAATAAGAAGAAGAAGTGGGAAGAAGCTCTTGAAAAGCTTTTCGCTAAGGAGAAAGATAGTTATGCCCAGCAGCGGGAGCGGGAGCAGTGGTACCAGTATGACCGGGAGAAGGAGCATTATGCTCAGCAGCAGCAACAGTGGGACCAGTATGCCCAGCAGCAGCGGGAGCAGTATGCCCAGCCGCAGTGGGAGCAGCAGCAGCGGGAGCAGCAGCGGGAGCGCCAGAGAAAGGGAACAGGGACAGGGAGAACACCAGGGAACAGTGCAAATGGGCAGAACAAAACTGTTCTAGAAATACTTGCTCTTAATACCCTCGGCTTAAGTGATGGAGCATCGATCGACGAAATTACAAAAGCATACCGCAAACTTGCGCTTAAAACCCATCCTGATAGAGAAGGAGGAGATGCGGAAAAATTCATTGAAATCAAGGGCGCATACGATTTATTGACTAAAACTGGAGGAAATAACAAAAGAAAAACAAACAAAAGAAAAACAAACAAAAGAAAAACAAACAAAAGAAAAACAAACAAAAGAAAAACAAAATAATAAATTCAATATATTTATTGATAAAAATCCACGATTTGTAAATAGATACTTTTTTACTACATCATATACGATATAGTAAAATTGAAACGATTTTATATACTATACAATAATTTATATCTTCCAAAACAATGAATCTATTTATTCTCTCTTTGATCCATAAGCAATGCGCCGAATGGATGATCGATAAACATATTTCGAAAATGATTATCGAGGCTGTTCAAATGCTTTCGACAGGAAAATGGATTTTGGACCCTGAAGATATAGAAAAAAAAGGGCTGAAAATTTATAAATGCTGTCATATAAATCATCCAACGACAAAATGGATACGAAGATCTAGAGAGAATTATATTTGGACATTATTGATGGTCGAGGCAATGCATAATGAATGGAAGTATAGATATGGGCATCCTGCCGAAAAAATGCATGGATCGTATTTAGTAGCCATTGAACTTGCGCGTAATATGCCGCGTAAAGACCAGTTCCCAGAGGAGGGTCTAACACCCTTTGCCCTAGCTATGCCCGATAAGTATAAACCTATCAATTATAATGGTATAGAAGATGCAGTAGAAGCTTATCATCGGTACTATCAAAGCCCCGAGAAACAAGGGTTTGCCTCTTGGAAAAATAGGGATAAACCAGAATGGTATGTTTTGGACCAAACAACTACCTAATCAGAAAAAAGTATTTTAGCAATTCCTGTTCTAACGCAGAATAGCCGATGTATGATTATTCCTAAAATGAATAATACGAAGAGAGTTAGCCATATATTCCATTTCATATACCACGAAATGAAATAACCAAATAAAATAACCACTGCAGTATCCATAATAGAAATATCAAAAATACGGTATTTTCGGATGCCTTCCCTCGGTTTTCCCAAAATATCTTTATATTTACAAAGTCCAAAAGCCATTATGCGTTATATATTTATTTGTTATATTATTTGTCGTATTTTTGTTAGATTCAATAAATGAATTATATAAACTAAATAAAAATAGCCAGTATATATTATTTAGGAAAATGCAAGATCCTCTTACTGTGTCTGCTCTTAATTCTGAACCACTCCTCACACCAAACGACTCGAGATATGTCATGTTTCCAATCCAAGATGACTCAATTTGGAAAATGTATAAGAAACAAGTCGATTGTTTCTGGCGTGCAGAGGAGATTGACTTCAGTAAGGATTTATCAGATTGGAATCATAAACTAAATAATGATGAGCGACATTTTATCAGTATGATTCTCGCATTTTTCGCTGCAAGTGATGGTATTGTTTTAGAAAACCTAGCGATAAGATTTATGGGGGATGTACAATTAGCAGAGGCTAGGGCATTCTATGGTTTCCAAATTGCTATGGAGTCAATACATAGCGAAACGTATAGCCTGATGATAGATACGTTCATAAAAGAGGACGAATTGAAGGAAAAATTATTCAGTGCGGTCACTGCCTTTCCTTGTATCCAGAAAAAAGCCGACTGGGCGAAGAAGTGGCTCAATGATAATCGTAGTTCATTTGCAGCGCGTCTTGTCGCCTTTGCCTGTATTGAAGGTATCTTTTTTAGTTCATCTTTTGCTTCTATCTACTGGTTAAAAAAGAGAGGGCTTATGCCTGGTCTTACTTTCTCAAATGAATTGATTTCTAGGGACGAGGCACTTCATTGCGAATTCGCTGTATTATTATATGGAAAGTTACAAAAGAAACTTCATAAGAAGCGTATTTATGAGATTATTCAAGAGGCGGTTGAAATAGAAAAGGAATTTATTTGTGAATCGATTCCTTGCAGATTAATCGGAATGAATTCGACGTTGATGTCGCAGTATATCGAGTTTTGTGCGGACAGGCTATCACTTCAATTAGGATATGATAAGATTTATAATTCTCAGAATCCATTTGATTTTATGGAACTAATCAGTGTAGAAACAAAGGTGAATTTCTTCGAGAGAACAAATTCAGAATATGCGTTGGCGAATAAGACGATAGAAGGAGATATTTTTGAAATGAACGCTGAGTTTTAGGAAAATATTTGTATTTAGTAGAAATATATTGATATAGTATATATAATGGTATTAGAAGATATAGAGAGGGCGAGAGAGAAGAAAAGCAAGCAAGCTAGAAAATCACACGACGACGAAGACGAAGAAAGTGTTAATATTAAAGACGAAGACGAAGAAACGCAAGAAAACGATTGGAAAAAATATTACGACAAAGCGTTTGAAAAACTGAGGGGTAAAGGTCTTACTAAAAGAGAGCATAAACGATATGCAAGAGATGACGCTGAACTGATGGCTAGTAAGGAAGCTGCGAAACAGATCAGTGAAATCGCAACCAAGGGGATTACAAACAAAGGTGACAGTGGAATTACTCAAAAGAAGTTCCCAGGTGGTAAATCTAAACGAAAATCCAAGAAATCAAAGAAATCACGAAAATACAAGAAATCACGTTCCAATAAAAGTAAAAAATATAATAAAAAATAGAATCTAACAATCCAAAAAATATAATTAGAGATTTATTAACATATCTAATTATATATAAAATGACAGAGTATGCAACAGTAGGATCTATTTTAGGAAATTATTCGGCCTATAAACCTTCCACTCAACAAAAGATTGATGTCGTCTTTCAACCAGATTTATCAAATGGATATTATTCTGTACTTGCATTAAATTCTATGGGGGGTCATGGTATTGGATATGATTTAGACCAGGATATAGATATTTCTGGACAGGAACAAAATGAAAATAAAGAGGAAAAACCAATCTATTCATTTGGGTCGAATCCAGTGAATGGATTCTTTATTGGATCGGTTACGGTATTAGGGTTATTTTTATTATATAGAATGCTTCAAAAGTAAAGTAGGGGAACCTACGGTTCCCCCTACGACCCCCTCCCTTTCTATAAGGGTTTACAAAATAATTTATATCGTAAGATTATTTTATTACGATATAAATACAATGATACTTTCCTGGAAGGGAGGGGGTCGTAGGGGGAACCGTAGGTTCTCCTACAATTTATATCTCTTAAATATCTCCAACGCAACCAATGCACCAAATATCTGGGCTAATATATAAGGAACGATATCATTCGTACCTATTTTTCCTAAAGAAGCCATTACAATTGTAACAGCAGGATTGATATGACCACCAGAAACATTAGCAGTTAGTAACATTGATAATGCTAGTGCTGCACCAATCGCCAATGGATTCCCAGTAGCTAAAATTATATAGACATAAAATAATGTACCAAGAAATTCTGCTAAATAGTTATACATGTATGATTATATAAAACTCTTATAAAATAACTATATATTTTTTATATAAGGTTATTTATGTAAAATTGATATTATTTTTTATGTAAATATTAGATCACACTTTCCAGTTTGTATTAAATATGTTTATCGTTGTTATCGCTTATATTTTCTTCATAGCGTTATTAGCTTATCGTAAAAATTCGCAAAAATCGTATGAACCCATTAAATCTTGTGAAAAAGTTGAATCATATAAATACGTTGATAAGAAACCAAATCAAACATATTATCTAAAAGATAATACGATTCTAGAACTACAGATCTATCCTACTTACGAAAATAAAATAAATAAAATAGAACCCATTCTTGAACTCTTACCTATACCGTTTCTTGTATAATTTATTTACGACGAACCCACATTAATGACACATACGACGCATTTGACTCATCCCCACCATCCTTACTATCATTATATGTATAGTTCTGTGCCTGTTCTCTCTTAAATCTCGAATAATCCGAAGAATCCGCGACAAATTTCACATTACAGGTAGAAGATGCAATATTTGTACCATCGCATTGTGAAAGAATCGACCCAATACGGCTTTTCCATCCAGGATAGGTAGCATTTATCTGATTCGGTCCACCGCAAATATAATTGACACGGCCTAAAAAATCACCCGAATTATTGACCGCACGAAAAGGTGTCGTCACGCGTTCATATCCATTCACATTTCCACGTGCAAATTGTGTATTCCATGCACGTCTTAGAACGGTACGTGTAGTAATATTATCATAGTTTTTATATCCATTAATCGTCTGTCGGCCAGAGATACCATTGATACCTCCGCCTAAATTTGCGTCTTGTCCAACTGCTAAATTACTCATATTATTATCGATTATGAATTATGCCGAGATTTTTTTATGGTTCACTCTTTACTCGAAATTATCTATAGATTAAAGATAAATTCTAATATTCGTATCAAATCGGGTTTCCTGCTACTCTAGTGGAAAGGGTTAAAATATATTACTAATATATAGATAATATTTAGGAATGCCTCTTAAAAAAACAACGGAATTAGATATAACAAAACAGTTAGTGAAAGAAGATATATTTTTAAAATTCGATCCCGAGTGTATTCGTAAAAAGTCGAATATTAGTAAAACTCTTAAAGAATATCGCTTCGATCATCCGACTTTCGATCCGAAAATACTATTAAAAGATATCCCTACTTTCTCTCCTAAACTAGATCATCTTTTAAAAAAAATCGATGAATTAGATGCCGAAGACCAGAAGCTCTATGGTAAGAAATTCAAACACTTCATTTTCTCCGATTTGAAGATGGCTCCATATGGTGCTAAATTGATCGCGTCTGCTCTTATTGCAAAAGGATTGACTTTAGGATATACTTCGAATTTCAATTCAAATACATGGTCGCCAATCAAATTACTAACAGACGATGAATTGAAAGATAAAAAATCCAAAACAAACTCCGATCATTTTTTTCTATTATCTTCTGTCGCCGTTTATGAAAAACCGATCCCTATGCGAATGCGAAAGGAGATTCTCTCGACTTTCAATAAGAGACCCGATAATATCCATGGTGAGCTGTCTCGATTCATTGTTTTAGACAGTGGATTCAAAGAGGGTATTGATTTATTCGATATTAAATATGTACATATGTTTGAACCTGCGCTAAATCCCGCTGATCAGAAACAAGTCATCGGACGTGGTACTCGTACGTGTGGTCAAAAAGGTCTCGATTTCCATCCGACTCAGGGCTGGCCTCTCCATGTTTTTATCTACGATTTAGAATTCCCTGAATCGAAAGTCGATAAGTTCCTAAACACTCATTCTGCGTTTGAACTCTATATGAAGGCAATGAATCTGGATTTCCGAAAGTTGACATTTGCACAGGAGGTAGAGGAATTGGCTGTACTTGGGTCGGTCGATTATGAATTAAATCGGGCGGTACATGAATTTTCTATTGATTCTGCTTCTTCTACTTCTTCTCGTCCTAAACAATTTCTATCTTCTGGAAAAGGCGGACGATTCAATGAAATGAGAGAATATATTTTGGATTATTTTGGAGAATATAAATGGCCGAAAGTGAAAATGGAGAATCAATGTATAGATTTATCGGCTAGGTCAGAGGTAAGCGAAGCGAAGACGCCAGAGGTAAGCGAAGCGAAAGATATATCGGCTAGGTCAGAGGTAAGCGAAGCGAAGACACCAGAGGCTGTAAAACCATCAGATTCTGAGAAAAAGGGGGGTGCTCCAAAACCTATGAATTATACACCTACCCAAAATTTCATCTCTCACTATTTCTCTCCACAAGCGCCAGTTAAAGGTATGCTTCTACAACATTCGACCGGATCGGGAAAAACGTGCACTGCAATTGCAGCGGCAACGAAACAATTCGAACCACAAGGCTACACCATACTTTGGGTCACTCGTACGACACTGAAAAATGATATATGGAAGAATATGTTTGACCAAATATGCAGTGAGTCTATTAAAAACCGTATCGATGAGATTCCGACAGACCCGGCGAAGCAGAAGCGTATGTTATCGGATTCATGGGCTATTCGACCCCTTTCTTATAAACAATTCAGTAATCTCGTCTCTCAAAATAATGATTATTATCGACAACTCGTGAAAAGAAATGGGGAACAAGATCCACTTCGAAAAACGTTATTGATTATCGACGAAGCCCATAAATTATATGGCGGTGGCGATTTATCATCGATTGAGAGACCCGATATGGCCGCACTTCATAAAGCGATTATGCATTCATATGCTGTTTCTGGCCCTGATTCAGTTCGTATCTTATTGATGACTGCGACACCTATTACACTGGATGCAATGGAAATGATTAAACTCTTGAATTTATGCCGACCGATTGAGGCGCAATTACCCGCATCCTTCGAGACATTTCAGCCGAAATTCTTAGACACAGAGGGCCATTTTACTGGAAAAGGAAAGGTGGAATTTCTTGATGAAATCGCTGGATATATTAGTTATTTAAATCGGGAGAAAGACGCCAGACAATTCTCTCAACCACAAGTGGAAAGAATCCTCGTACCTATTATTAAAGATAAGAATTTAATAGAGAAATTCGATAAAGTGTCAAAAGAAGATATCGTTTTATCAGAGTTGAAAGAGCAAGCTGAACAAGCAGCAGAAGAGCTACAAGGGGATATCCAAGAGGTTGATCCCAAACGATTCGCTTATATGAGTTTGAATTGTGAAAAGGCAAGAGGTCTTCCTCCTAAAAAATGTAATAAAATAACGAAGCAATATGTAAAAGAATTAGTCAAGGACTTGAAATCTAAGAAATCTGAACTAAAAGAAAAAGTGAAGGTTCTTAAACAAAAAATTAAAGAGACAAAGACATCGAATTCTAAAAGTTTAAAACAAGTTCGAGAGAATATTAAAAAATTCCCTAAAAAATACGAGGAGTTTAAGAAAACGCCCTATTATTCTCTCAAATCAGAATGTTCAACAGAAACAAAATCGAATCGCGAAGTCATGGATGATTTACAACGAAATCCAGTCATTATGAAGTATACAACAGAAGCCGAAGAACATGAAAAGGAAATTCAACAAATGAAAGAATCTCTCAAAATCCATGCAGATGCTTATAAAATAAAACAGCGGGAACTTAAAAAGGCATATCAAGATATAAAAAAAAATGATGGTGGAGAGATTGGTGAATTAGAAACAAGTGTTTTAGAAAAGGCAATGAAAATGAATGAATTGGTACATAAGAGACAAGAAAAAGATCTTAAACATGATATTTCTGAGAGAATCAATATTCATAAATCGGAAATAAAAAAACTCAATAAAACCCGGAAAAATACATATAATCGTGTGAAAAAATCTCTCATTAAACAGATTCGAATGGGTGAAAAGACAAAGAAACAAACCAGAAAACAAGAGATTAAATTAAATAAGATACGTAGAGAAGAAGGTGAATATATGGAATTTGCCTCTGAAACTCTCAGAAAATCGTAAATGATAAAGAGGCAGATTTAAAAGCAGCTATTGAAGTTGCGGAAGAAGAATATATCAATAAATATGAAGAAAAGATACAGAAAAAACAAGAAGAAAAAACTAGGAAAATAAGAGAGAAAGAAGAAAAGATACAGAAAAAACAAGAAGAAAAAACTAGGAAAATAAGAGAGAAAGAAGAAAAGATACAGAAAAAACAGGAAGAAACGCGGTCTAAAAAACAAAATAAAACAAAACGGTGTCCAAAGGGTCAACAACGGAATCTAAAAACAGGTCTTTGTGAAAAAAAATAAAAAGAAAATTATTTTATATTATTTATAATAAAATAATTATTTGATTTTTTAGATAAACATTTTAGATAAAAATTATCGTCTTCTTGTTTTTCTACCCTTTTTATAATATTTTGATTTTGTTTTACGGAAACGTTTTCCACCAATTTCTACAGGAGTTACTGTAGGAACGGCAGTATCAACAGAAGTAGGAGAAACAGAAGGAGGTTGATTCGTTTGAGTAGGAAGTTGATTCATTTGAGTAGGAGGAGGAGAAACAGAAGGTTCATTCATTTGAGTAGGAGGAGAAACAGAAGAAGGTTGATTCATTTGAATAAGGGGTTCATTCATTTGAGTAGGAGGAGGTTCATTCATTTGAGTAGGAGGAGGTTCATTCATTTGAGAAGGAGAAACAACCGGGGTAGTATCTTCTATAGTGGATTCACCTTCAGGAGAAACTAGAGAAATATCGCCATCAGTAGAAGCAATCGCATCTATAGGTAGACCCATATTATTCGAAGGCATAGAACCAGCAATAAAATCTAGAAATGAATCTAAATTACCACTTTGTAAGTATAGAATATCATCGGTATCTGTTTTAGAAAAATCCATCATAATACCTTCTCCACCAGCAACAGCAGTAAAAAAACTTCCAGCCTTATTCACAGAAATCTTTTCATAAACTCCATTCTTCATAGCTAAAAATAATCCAGAATGTACTAAAAAATCGCGATTATCTTTTAATGGTCTCTCAATAATTCCACCATAAGCAGTTAACCATACTTTACCATTCACAGATGATGTATTTTCTACCTTTGTATAAAATAACCCATTTCCAGTTACAATTGTAGATAAAGATAAACCAGAAGTAAGATTAATATTATCAGTACATGCTAAGAATGAATTATTATGAATACACCATACACCACTTGGTTCAATAACGATTTCTTTAATATTTCCAGGAATAATAGAATAAATCGATAATTTACCTTGGCTTGGTGCACCCCCTTTTGTTTCAACAATTTCACCTGATACGGATTGAGGTGCAGTTGTTGATGTAGTTTCAGAAGACCCATAGCTTATTTTATTCATAAAGATAGTACCAGTACTCATACTTCTCCATAACCCGCTAATAACACCCTTACCACCCATATCCGCTTCGACTTTTAATGATTTATCTAAAACAATTTGACATTCTGCACGGGTTTTAATAATATCGCCTTCTTTAATGATAATATCTAAATGATCAAACCCAGAAACATTTGTAATTGTCGATTCAATCTTTGGAATATTCAATAAAGGATCTGTAGTTGTAGGTGTTCCACTAAAAAATGAACCAAACATTTATATAAATAATGATAAGATATTTATACATATGTTTAGTTCATTTTTTATATGTAAACAATAAATATATAAAATGCAATCGATTGATTTACTTTCTCTCGAACTTCTTACAAATAAATCACAATATAAGAAGTATTTAGCAAAAGAAGATCCTAAAAAATTCCAAGAACATCAGGATTTTTTGAATAAAATAAAAAAATATAGTCTAAAAATACTATCTATAACAAAACAATTTTTAGAAAATCCAGATAAATCATTTAATACTGAAATGAATGAGATATTAAAACAATATGCTAAAACAACCATACGATATATAGAATTAAAAGGAATAGAAAGAGAGAATTTATATCATAAAGACGATTTTGAATCAGATGAAGAAGATGATATGGATTTATTCGATCCCGATAAAATGGAATCAGAAGATGGCGAAGATGAGAAACCAGAAAATACCATAATTGATATATTTTCATTAGAAACAACTTTACCAAAACGACAAGATATCCAAACCTTTTGGGGTAATACGATTATAAAATCGGAAGATATAGAACCCCCTGAAAAATAAAAATGAAAAAATAGGTATTCTAAAATATATGATAATATAGTAGATATATTGAATGCCGATACATAGAAATACTAGATCTAAAAGAAAAAAATCACATAGAAAAAATAAAAAACATGGCTATAAAAAACATCATGCTACAAAAAAATTGAGATTTTTAAATAAATATAATAAACATACTATAAAACAGCCTGCCGAATTTCAAAAGATGAATTGTAGTCCGGCTGTAGATGGTAAATCGGTAAATGAATCCAGTTGTTTAACGCCCGATATTTTATTAAAAATAAAAAATAAATATAATGAAGATCATCCGGATAAAAGTATCTTGACGAAAGATCCACGTGAAATATGGAAACAACTCAATCGACGTCTATCTGTCGAGGGGTGTAAAAAAGAGGATTGTTGGTTAAAAGAATTAGATGATGAGAGTTTAAGAAAACAAATCGATAAACATATTTTTGCACCGGATATGCCTAGAGAATGGTTAACTAATCCAGATGAATGGCTTTCGAATTTCGATATTTTTAATGTTGTTTCTCAATATAAAGAATCTTATCCGGATTTTAAATTTATGGGTCCTACAACTATGGATTTTGATACGCGTTTACCAGAAAAAAATAACCAATGTGTAGAAGAACAGATATGTAATTTTAATTTAAAAACAGATATGAAAAAGGGATTTAAGAAATTCGCATGCGTAGTTAATTTAGATAAACATTGGCAGAGTGGATCGCATTGGGTATCTCTATATATAGATACTGATGCAAAAATAATCTTCTATTTTGATAGCGCTGGATGCTCACGTGTACCGAAAGAAATTGTAAGTTTAGTGAATCGTATTAAACATCAAGGAAAACAATTAACTACATCGATCGATTTTACGTTTCATACAAATGGTAATAAAAATCATCAAACAGGGAATACCGAATGCGGTATGTATTCAATCTTTTTTATTATTACAATGCTTACTGGTAAAACACCTTTTCATAAAAACCGTGTTTTATCCATACAAGAGAGACTGGATTTATTCTTACAAGAAAGGATACCAGATGAAGTAGTATTTGATTATCGTGATTTATATTTTAATAAACCAGACCAATAATTTGTTTAGCCCTTTACTTGAACAAAATAATTCACATATCTGGTGGCCCTTTAGGGCCAACTTATATATGGTATTATTTTTCAAGTAAGCCTTACGACTTTACTTGAAATATGTGCAAAATCGCCCATAGTTCAAGTAAAGAGTTAGGAAATATATTCTTTTATGCCTATATATAAAAGAATATATGGAAAATACAAGAAAGACAAATCCAAGAAAGACAAATCCAAGAAATATAAAAACAAGAAAGACAAATATAAAAAGAAAGAATAAAAGAATTTCTGTCAAAAATATAAAATATGATATGAAACCTATTTATGGTGGTGTTAGTGAAGAACCTAAAAAAGAAGGATTTTTTACTAAAATAAAAAATAAAGTAAAAGATATTGGTAATAGAGAAGCACAATATATTGATGATACAAATGCTGTTAAAATGAATTTAAAAGATAAAGTTATGAAAAGATCATTATTAACTAATTTTGTTACAGCACCTCTATTAGGACTAGCACGAAATACACAGGCCGCAGCTAATAAACTACGATCGAAATCCACAGATAAAGATAAATCTGATACTCCAGTAGATATTTCGAAAACAATCGGTGATACAGTAACTTCTATTTCAACGAGTGTTTCTAATATGACAAAACAAACAATGTCTGCATCTGAAAAAACCAAAATTAAA